GGTGGAACCAGCCAATGATACTGAGGAAGCTAAACGTGAAGCTGACTTTGTGGAAAGTATCTTTGATGATATGGATCACAGTCTTGACGATCACATTGCAGAATCTTTATCGTCGTTGTCGTATGGCTTTGCTTGGTTTGAGGTTGTATATAAGCGAAGGGTTGGCCCAACTAAGAGATCGCCTAAGAAACATAGTAAGTACACTGATGGACGCTTGGGTGTCCGTAAGATTGCTTGCCGTGCGCCTTGGACAGTCTCTAGGTTTGATGTAGAACCCAAGAGCGGTGATGTATTAGGTATTTATCAGGACGTAGGTTATGGATCAGGAAAACACTATATACCAACTTCTAAGAGCCTTTACTATCGTACTACTGTTCTTAATGGTGATCCTAGTGGCCGCTCTATCCTCCGCAATGCTTATTCCTCATATGTCTATCTGAACAACCTACAGAGTATAGAGGCTATAGCTGTTGAACGTGAACTAGCTGGTATCCCGGTTGCTCGTATTCCTTCTGAGTATTTGTCGTCTGACGCAAGTGCAGCACAGAGTGGCTTCGTAGGCAACCTACAACAAATACTACGTGATGTTAAGTTTAATGAACAAGGCTATATAATTACCCCAAGTGATACTTATCCTGACAAGGATGGTTCTCCTACAAACATTAGACTTGTAGATATTGAACTAATGAGTAGCAATGGCAAACGTAACCTAGATATTGACCCCATTGTTAGGCGTTACCAACATGACATTGCCCGTAGTGTACTTTCTGAGTTTCTTATGCTCGGTGGGGGTAACAATGGATCATACGCACTCTCCAAGTCTAAGACTGACCTGTTTCTACGTGCCTTAGAAAGCTACATCCAAGCTATTGTAGATGTGCTTAATAAACAGCTAGTGGAACGCCTATGGCAGCTTAACGGACTTAACTACGACCTCATGCCCTGTATCAAGGCTGGTGATGTTGCCCCTCATGATCTACGTGAGATTGCAGCATTTCTTCGTAACCTTAACGGTGCAGACATTAACGTCAGTGATCACCCAGAGGTTATACAAGACCTTATGGATATAGCTGAATTGAACTATGACCCTATTACAGAGGTCGCAACTGAAACTGACCTGTCCGATGAGGCAGAAGAAGACAATAAGGAAAATACATAATGGCTATTACTACAGCATTAAGCAAATACTTCAAGCAGGAACTTCTTAAGGGTTCACATGACTTCGATGCACATACCTTTCGTGTAGCACTGATTAAAGTAGGTGCCGCAAGAGACTATGACTCAGATATGGGTTCATACTCCTATCTCACAGGTGGACCTCAGTACTCAGGGCAAGCTGATCCATCTGCTGCATCTGATCAAGTTACAGGTACAGGTTACACAAATACTTATGACGCTTTCGCAACAGGTACTCAGGCTGTACTTGCCACTACAGACTCTGGTGGTAACTCTGTTACTTATCCTAAGATTGATGGTACAAAAGCTATCGTAGACTTTAACGATGCAGTATTCCAAAGTGTTACAGTAGCTGCTGCTGGTTGTGTGTTGTATAACGCAAGCATGAGTGCTTCAGATAATAACGTAATTGCCACTTTTGACTTTGGTGGTACTGTTAGTGCTACTGCTGGTGACTTTACTGTACAGTTCCCAACACCAGACAGTAACAACGCTATCCTTCGTATCGCTTAAACTCTTAGGGACTAACGTATTATGGTAAAGCTAGTCAACAGAGCCAAAATGACAATCGCTAGTGGTGGTGCAGGGAACATAACCCTTGGCACTGCCGTTGACGGGTATCAAACCTTTGCAGATGCAGGAGTGTCAGACACAGATGTTGTACGCTATACCATAGAAGACGGAGATGACTGGGAGATTGGTACAGGGGTATACACTGCCTCTGGCACCACTCTTGCCCGTACAGTTACAGAGAGTAGTAATAGTGATGCAGCATTAAACTGTAGTGGCGATGCTATAATATTCGTCACTATGGCGGCAGAGGACTTTACGGGCAACGTTGCGCCCATTTGGGTGACATTGCCTGAGACAACAAAAGGATTGGAAAATGACGGATCAACCGCTGTAACTCTGACCGGAGTTGCAATAGATGAGGGTGGATTTCCAATTCAATATTCTTGGGACGGCTTTAGCGGATCAACTGTATATAGTGATACCTCTCTACCTCCACAGTTGCATTCTGCGCCAACAATATCGTCAAGCGGGGTTGCAAGTTTAATAGGATCGTCAAATAGCGCAAATGCTGGGACATTCAATTTTAGGCTAAAAGCCTCAGATGGTGTTAAAACTGCAACAGCCACAACTCTCTGCGAACTTGCGTTTATGTACCAAACAAATTTAGTCGGTTGGTATGATGCTGCTGACACATCTTCATACTCAGGTTCTGGAACCACAATTGCCGACAAGAGTGGCAATTCTGGCCCAGCACTTACTTTGCACGATGGCACTAGTGGCTCGACTGTCTACAATTCATCTGGCACAGGATCAAAAGCATCTTTTACAGTGACTGGGTATCACGCATTCGAAACGTCTCACAACTTTGGAAGTGGGCAAACTGTTGTGCTAATCATGAGACAAGTGCTTGATGCAGCCTATGGCTTGAACGGCAACAATGGTTACGCTGGTGGTATGGTTGTTAATAACTATGCTGGTGGTGGAAGCAACGCAAACCGCTATGGAGGCAGCGATAATGCAACGCTGAATAGTGAGATTTTCGTCGACAAAACAAGTTTAGGAACGGGCAGCACTCCAAGTATGGCGGATGTGCGAACTGCAATGATTGGCAGCGGTATAACTTCAGCCACCGCCGCTCAATTACACAGCCTTGTTCAGACTGATTTAGACTTGTCTAGTGGATATACTCTTGGTGGGTCTGGAATGGCCACAACTTTAGAAGTTCGAGCAATTTTAATTTACAATCAAACGCTAACGTCAACACAAATTGCATCAATACACAATTATTATAAAGGCGGCTATCCCTCTAGCACGCACATGCCAGCTTAATGCTAGGTTTTAGCCCCCTTTCTAGTTCTACCCTCGCTAGTACGGGTGATGCACCAGTACCTGTTACACTTGCCCCTGTAACTGGGGTACAGGCATTAGGACAAGTAGGTGTAACTGGCTTTACTACTGTACAACAGCCTACCCAAGAGATTACTGGTGTAGAGGCTACAGGTGAATTAACTGATCAACCTATAGCACGCCAACCAGCTTCTGTATCTCTAACAGGTTTCGACCTTACAGCAGAAGACGATATTAAGCCCGTAACTCTTATTATCGGGTCTTATTTCACCCTACTAGTATTACCAGAACACACAGCAGAGTTAGGTACGCTACCCCTTACAGGACTTACCCGTGTTATAGAGGTAACGTCTGCTGGGGAACTAACCACAGAAGTTAGTGCTGTAGGCGTAGCTAAAGTAGCTTATGTAGATGGTGTAGAGGCTACAAGTGAAATAGGGTCTGTTGTAGCTTCTGTTGACATGGACAAAGGCATAACAGGCTTTGACTTAAGCGCAGAAAACGGAACCTTATCTGTCGTTGTACATGCCTTTGTTGACATAAGTGGGGTAGATGCCACACTAGAAATTACTCGTATGCCGCATGTCCCTGTGGTTACTGAGATTACAGACAGCCTTGAAAGAACACTAGAACTTGAAGAGTTAGTAAACGACCCTGTTATTACAGTTGTATCAACAGGTTTTGAAAATACAGCCGAGACTGATGATTTAGGTAACACCCCTGTAGTACAAGGTATAGGTGGTTTTGGTCCGAATACTTTTGTTGGTAACTTAGGTAACACCCCTGTTGTTAGGACCGTAGTTAGTGTTGAAGCTACTGGCGAAACTAAGGCTCCAATTAATGACCCTGCCGTTGCAATAACTGCTGGTGCAGAAGTTATACTAGAGTCAGATGGTCTAGATAACAGGTCTCCTTTACAAGTTTTGGTTGGCTATGACCTCACCCTAGAACTTGGCGAATTAGATAATGAACCTGTCATACAGGGTATATCAGGCTTAGAAGCTACACAAGAGTTAACTAATTTCCAAGGTATGCCTATCGCAACTGATAGTGTAAACCACCTAGTACAAGTGTCAGGTGTAGAAGCTACAGGAGAAGTTACTCCTGTACAGACCTCAAGAAACCCAAGTGCTTTGTTATACCCTTGGGAGATGGAAGCGCAGCTAGGAAACGTAGTAGCTTTAAGTGTAGCTGACGTAAATGTTAGTGGACAAGAGTTAACAACAGAGGTTGGTACTGCCCCCACTGTAAGCCTTATTACCACTAGGGTAGTACCACTTACAGGGTTTGACTTAACTAATTCACTCGGTAACGTCTCTGTAGATGGTATAGTTGTAGACTTTGAAACATTAGCGCAGAACTTTGAGATAGCCAGAAACGTAACCCCAGAGGCTCTTGCAAGCAGGAAAGTATTCCCAATAGCAGGTGCTAGAAGACTTGCTGCATAGGAAGAAAACATGAGTTTAGTTTGGCCCAATAAAGACCCTGATGAACTGTTGGACTACAGTGTTGATTGGACTTCGGCTCTTGGAACCCTTAGCATTACTAATGTGGCTTGGTCTGTACGGTCAACTAGGTATGCTACAGAAGTTCCTCTAGCTTCTGGCACTACTATGACATTTGGTTCTGGTGGTGATCACATAGATGGGATACAGAATATTTCTCAGTCTACTGTTGGCAAGGTAGCAGTTATCTTTATTGCGGGTGGTACAGATAGAGTAGACTACACATTTGTCTGCACTATTACCACAAGCCAAGGGACTATACTTCAACGCAGTGTCATACTTCGCTGTAGGGCTGTATAATGCCAACTTGGACTAGACACCTTTACGAGCATAACCATCTTGCTGTGTCTAAGGGTGAGTCTACTGGTTACAAGACCTTGTTCAAGTTTGGCTACAATCCTGATGTAAACGGAACAGAAGAGACTATATGGTCGCAAGGTAATAACTACCCTTGGCCTGATGCTTCCTTTACAGCTTATGTTGTTAGTGATGCTGCTGCTGATGCTAATGGAAACACAGGTGCTAATAAGGTAAGGGTAGAGGGCTTAGACGCTAACTACAATGAACAGTCTGTA